ACATTAAACAGATACACCACTACGCCTTTATTGCAGTCTCCTACGCGGATGGGGCCGGTAATAGATACCCCACGTAATTCGGGAAGACATGCGCCAACACCCTCGGGTTCCACATCAATACCAGCCCTCGGGTCGGTGCGAAACGCATCACCAACATCGGGTCGGACAATGTTTACCTCAATGCCGCTTGTTACGGATATGCAGTTACGGCCACAGTGTCTTACGTAAGGCTCAAATACCGTCACGTTGCGAAGCTGCTTGTTAGTTAATCCTGAATACTCGGTCCCTATATATAGGCCGTCGCCCCACGCATTAAAGGCTTTTGGGCGATGAACATACCCATTAGTACAATTGACAATGTTGTAGCAATGGAACGACTCGTCGGCAACGCCTAGATGCTCGTCAACATCACCATAGACAACAGGATTTATTAGTTGAAAATTATCCGCCAAGTAAAAGTTGATTATGTATGCAAGCGGCTGGTTGTTAGGGATAACTTTGATTGAGCTTCCGGGTGTAAATACGCATACACTGTTATTCGGAACCTGCAAGCCTACGTTGCGTATAAGGCCATCGCCATAGGTTTTAGGGGTAGTGGCAACCCAGTACACCCCATCAATAACAAAGGGTTTACCATCCGCTGCTGCGGCATCCCAAGCGGCCTGTAAAGTTGGCGCCTGCGACAGTAAAGGCGTATCTGGGGCTGATGACTCCGAGGCCATCACAAAAGAAGCAGCACCAAGACGCTCCAGAGCAGAAAAAACTGTCTCAGATGAATATCCCACCATGCCTGCGCCCTTGAGCGGGTCTGTATCATTTGCAAGCATTAGCGCAAGCTCTGCCGAGCTTCCGCTAGCTGGCGAAACGGCAATAGGCTGGCCTTGAGAGTCAAATCCAAGCAATAGATTAGCGCGCTGAGAAGCGGGAATAAGACGCTGCGGCTCAGGATCTCCAATCGCTACACGAATAGCTCCTTTGCTCTCGCCGTTAGCCTGCTGAATAAGCATCGTCAGCCGGTCAAAAACATTTTCGTGTATCTCAGGTAAAAATCGCCCCTGATTAACAATGTCTGTTAGTTGGCTTATTGGAATTACTCGCTGAACATAAAGAGCTTGTAATGCTGTTGGTGCAATCAGCATGCTCAGCACGCTTTCGGCGTTACCATCCAGCTCTGGAAGGCCAGCGCCGGTAAGTGTGTAGTGAGTGCCAAGCGTTAGCGGAGTCAGTGCGCCGGTCGCGTTGTCTAATAACCCCGCCTGAATATCGCTATTGACAAAGAATCGAAACGGCAGCGGGAACACGGTGGCAACGCCATTGCCTGCAAACGTGGCGCGGTCAGTGCTAGAGGATACGGTCATCGGTGCAACTCCTTCAATAAAGCCATTTGGTGCGCAGCAATAGTTTGGCTATGTTCCCGCGCGAATAGAGGATTGGGATCAGCGACCAGAACACAAACAACGTGGGCCAAAATTCAACTCTTGGATTATGGCCAAGATGGTGCGGGAGCATAACTAAACTATGCACAGCCCATCCTAGCGAACTGCCAGCGGCCAAGACAGCAATCAGGCTAATAACCGGCCGGTGCCGCGCTTCTGGATCGCAGTACTTGCAGAGCGTAAAGGCTATGACCAGCAGGGCAATGCTGCGTGAAACGACTAGAACTTCACCAAAATCAATCGACATTCTCGTCCCCCCGCTTCGCTCGGAACGGCATAACTACATCAAGTAATGACTGTAGCCACGGCGGCAAATCCCCATCGCGGCGAATGATTGCGCTCCACGCAACAAAGATCAGCACGGCAAGCGCAGCGACAACCGCTGCAACCAGCATGCCTTTCTGGTTGTACGGCGGCCCCTCGCCGTAGAGATACACGCCCGCCGAGTACCCAAGCCCCCACGAAAAAAGCCCATAAAACAATCGGCGCATGCCACGCGAGGCCGACGGATACGCCAAGAAGAAGCAGCACCCAAACGCAGCGCCAGCCGCCGCGTGCGGGTTAAGCAGCGCCAGCAGCGCCAGAACACTGCCCCCCAAGATTTTCCCCAATGCCACAAGCCAGTGCAAAGCGTTGTCATCCATCCTGCAACCTCCCATTTTAAGTATGCGCAGATGGTAGCGCCCCAGTGAGCAGGGCGCTACGCGCTTACTTGTTTCGATTGCCGGTGAACAACTCCCACCAAGGCGGTGTTTCGCCATCGCTCGCACGGTCTAGCCAGTCAATTGCGCGGTTTGTGGCAATGCCTGGCGTCTTAGTTGCGGTGCCAATCAGGGCCACTACAGCCTTCATCGCCGTCACATCTGCATCGCCCTGCTTGGCCTGAGTCACCGCATTGCCAAACTGCTCTGCAAAGATATCGACGCTTGAAGTGCCGCCACCAAACCCCTGAATGCCCGAGGTAACAGGTCGACCAAACGGAGGAAGGCCGGAGAGCACAGAAGCGAAGCTTTCCCACGCTGCCGCCTTGGCCCAGCCCTCGGCCTGATCTTCATCCTCGTCATCAGGCACGTTGCCCTTAACCGCCGCAAACATCAGTCCCTCGACAGTGAATAGCAGCGCCATATCGACCGCCCAATTGACCGCCTGCCCAATATCCTTAAAGCTGGTTTCTGCCGTGCGGTTCCGTGCAATTGCCATCTTACGGATCATGTACCCGGCCAACATGGTCAGGCCACGCACCAGCTCATTCTGGCGAGTCTGGCGCGACAACGTGCCGCGCTCCATTGCCGATCGATCAGCGAACACACCAGAACCCGACGCCTCAACTACACGCTGGTCGGCATAGGTCACAAGCTCTTGGCCAACAAGGTCCATGCTCATGCCCTTTTCATATGCGCCCATCCACGTCACGGCATCCATGAACATTTGCGTTTTGTTGTGCAGGTAGAAGCCCGCTGTCGTCATTGCTGCGCGCCACCCTCCCTTGCCCTGCATTTGCTCATTCACCAGCGCAAAGTCTTTGTTATAGGAGTCGGTGCGGGCCTCACGCATAAAACTGGATTGCTCGTACATTTGCGCCCAGTTAGCCGGCATAAAGGCATTGCGATAGCCCTGCAGCGCCCAGCGCTTGCCAAGCACTACTAGCGGATGTGTGCCGGCCAAGTTCAGCATGCTGTTGGCGATGTTGAACAGCATCACGTTTGCGGTAAACCCAGTGCGCAGCCAGCGCGCCGATGCGGTCATGTAACCGCTGTCAACTTTCTCGCCCTCGGCTGTGTCCTGCAGCCATATTTCCAGCGCCGTAAACAACTCTTTCAAGTTGCTGCGCTCGAAAGAACCCTGCACCTCTTTGTCATGCAGGAAGCGCCAGGCCTGATTTACAGGGTCGGTCATGATTATGTCGCGGATTACTTCGCTAACGTGGCCGGTCAGCACAGAGAAATCCAACTTCACCGGCCGACCGCCAGAGCCAACACGTTCGATCTTGTGACCAGCAGGCGTATAGGCCTTGGCCGTGCGCCCTGCCGTCATGTTCTTAAAGGCATTAGCCACGTCGTCTTGGCTGGTTTTAATGCTCAAATCACCGTCGTACTTGAGCGGGAAGTAACCACCGCGCAACACGCGCACCTTACCGTCAGCCATTCGCACTGGGTAAGGATCACCCTGCACCTTGGCCGGTGCCACGCCGGTGCGCTTGGCCTCATTTTCGGCCACCTCGGGCCAAAACTTATCAACCCACGACCACAGCGCTTCGACAAAATCGGCGTCGTTGCTATCTAGCCGGCTCATAACGGCTTGGATTGTTTCGGCCGTCCAAATGCCTCGCTCTTCCTTTAGCAACGCTTGACGGTTGCCCTCGTTGCCAAGGTTGGCCATCAGCATGACCATCTGCATCCGCGTCAACGAATCGCCAATCTCAGGCACAGCAATCAACTTGTTTGTGTCATTCATGCCCTTGAGCTGTTCGTCGGTATAGAACTGCTTGAGCAGATCAGCCAAGCCTTGGTGCTCGGCCTTCTCGCGGATCACCACGTTACGGCCGGCAACCTGCACAGGTGTGGTTATGTTTTCCTGCACCGGACCTAGCTCGTCCTGCCCATCAAGTTCGCGCGCAATCTGGTCAGCCGGCAACAGGCCAAGCCACTCGCGGCCCCAGCGGCGTATTTCATCACCGAACGAACGGTTGAACTGGCTGTTACGGGCCTTCGATGCGTTCTGCTCGACACTGGATGATATGGCTTGGCGAATAGGCTCAAACTCGGCCCACTTGTCGCCCTTCAAAACCATCAGCTTGTTTTTTGCCATCTGATCGATCTGCCGGATGGTATCGACAACATCTTCAAGCTCGCCAATGGTTAGCTCTTTCCAGTTGGTGCGCTCGGCACGGTCCAGCAAAACCCACTCGGCCGGATTGATAACAATGTGCTGATCTGCCATCGACGCCAGGAAGCTAGCCAACGCCTCTCGCTGCTCGCGGATGATCTTGCGCGGAATGCCAAACTCGTACTTGGTCAATAATTGATCGACCTGCTCCAAGAAGTTAAACAGCGGCGTGACTGTCGCGCCTTCTGCCTCGGCCTTATTGGCTGCCGCCTTGGTTGCCGCGTACTCAATCCGACCATCTGGATAGGCCAGTTCGTAGTTCTCGACGCTGGCATCCTGCAGGCGTTTACGCTTCGCGCCGGGCTTCATGTAGGCCTTGGCTTGGTCGCGCTTCTTCTGCGCCAGCTCTTGCGCCTTCACCGCCTCGCGGTACAGATGCAGGTTCATTAGCTGCTTCTCTTTTTCCTCGTAGGCTTTGGGCATGTTGCCGGCCATAAGCGCTTCTTCTACGGCCTTAGCTGCCTTGGTGCTGGCGCGCTGGAAGGTGTACGGGATCACGTCACGCAGGCGCAGCTTGGCAATGTGCTGGCGCGCCGCCTCTTTGATTACACGGTGCTGCGAAGCCTTACGGCCAGCCTCGCGGGCCAACGTGCGCAACTGGATAGCCTGCACTTCGGCCTCGCGCTCGCCAACGGCAACCATAGCCTTCTCGGCCAGCGTGCCGTCAACACGCGGATCAGGGTAGCGCGCCGCCATGCGCCGTTCTGTTTCGCTCTTGATGGCTTCGGCCAGGCTTGGCACTGAGCGCATATCGTTGAGCATTTCCACTGGGTTGCTGTAGCCAAGAATGCTGGCGGCAATTTCAGGGTGAACGCCGTTTTCCTTAGCCCGCGCCCGCCCAAGAAAGCGCGCCTCTTTGCTCTTGGTGCCAAACATTTCAGTGGCGGCGGCAGTGTCCAAGCGCATAACCCGGCCAAGCTGCGGGTGCGGCTGGTTGCCAAACAGGTACTTGCGGGCCTGATATGGCTGGCTGTTTTCCAGTTCGTCGCGCACTTCACGCTCTACGTTCTTGCGCTGATCCCGATACCACGCTTGTTCCTTGCGATTCTCGGCGCGCAAAATCTCTTGTTCGATTTCCGTAGTCGCTTCGTCGCGGGCCTGCTGGCTGGCGCGGTTGTAGTTGGCGCGTTCCTCGGGCGTCATCAGCTTGGTTATGCTGCTTTCGTACTGCTCAGTTAAGGCAAGCGCCTGCTCGGCCTCGGCGATTGCTTCTTCACTGGCTAGCAGCCGATCAAACACGCCGCGCACCTCGGGCGATAACTCGACGTTGAGCCGGCGCAAGTCTTTATAGATGCCAGTCAGCCAGCGCTTGAAGCGGGAAAACGCGCCCTGCAACTCGATGCTTGGCGCTTTGCCTTCTGCTAGGTACAACTCAAAGCCTCGGGCGAATTGTTCATGCTGGTCAACGGTCAGCGGAGCGCCAGCCTCAGCACCGAGCCAGTCACGGACAACTGCATAATCAGCCGCCAGCGCCTCGTTTGCCTTGCCGTCAGTGACCAGATCACCGATCACCTCAAGATAGTAGTGACCCATTTCATGCAGCACGGTGGACAGGTCAGACTTCTTGCCCAGCTTGATGTCGAAGCGGCGCACGCCGTCTTGGCGCGGGCCAAAGGTGATCGAGCCGCGCGCATCTTCTTCGCCGGCCTGCTCCAGAATGTTGGGACTGGTAGGGTCGAACTTGCCGCGGTTGCCAATGGCTGACTTAATTTGCTCGGGACGAAATGCAACGTAGCTATCCTCTTTTTCACTGCCTTCGTGCTCGTTCTTGTACACAAGGCCATCGAAGCCTTTTTCCTCCAGCATGTTACGCAGGCCGGAAAGCGCCTCGGTATTCGAAGCATTCCAGTACGCATTCCACTCTGGCGCTTTTCCGTCCCCTTTGTTGCTTAAATCAGCCTTGTACTTGCTCTGTGCGGCAGCTAGCAATTTTGCAGCCCTGCTAGATAAATCTGCACGTTCTTCGGTGGTCAGCGCGCTGGGCGGGACCGCTTTGTTGATGACGAAATCAGCCGGCCACTTTCTCGGGTCCACCACAAGCCTGAGCGGATTTTTAATAGCCAAATAAGCCGGAATAATCCGCTGCCCACTTAATCCATGCCCGACGATACTGGTGCTGCTCGCTTGGTCAATGGTGCCGAAGTGATACCCGATGTCGCGGGTTTTTTCAAAGGCATCAAAATCTGCAGTCGTTCCGTGATAAACCACCAGCGGCTTACCCTCGGCATCGACAACCTTGCTGTCACCAAACCACTGTTTGAAGGCGGCGCTATCGGTTTGTGGCTGCGACTGATTAAGGGTCGTGCTCGGCACGCGAAACATCGCCTCGCTTATCTCGAAGTCCCGATTCTTGCCCTTGTTATCGACAAAGCCAAAGCGCTTATAGAAGCCCGGCAGCCGCGACTTGCTGCCGCCAAAATCGCCGGAAGGCGTCAGGCCGATGGTCTTGCCGTTCTGGCCTGCCCACTTAGCGATTCGCTGCATAACGGCAGTGCCAGTGCCCTGCCCGCGCCCCTCTTTCGGCAACACAATGCGCGACAGCGTGATGCGATCACCCGAGCCAAGCAGATCGAGTTTAAGGCCAGGATATTGCGCCTCAAGCTCTGCGGAAAGTTCGCGCGCAGTCTGGCCGACAGGTGACTGATTAAGCGCCTGCTGCCCCTGCAACTCAGCCTTGACCTTGCGGAAAGCCGACCGGCGGGTGGCTTCGCCTGCTGGCGAGAAGCTGCCAGCCGGGGCGAATGGCTGGCGTCGGATAAGCTCAGCGGCCAAGCCTTGCCCGATGCCCTTGCCTTGCGCCTCGACGGTCACAATGTTCAGTGTTTCGCCGTCACGGTTCTCGATCTGGCCAATAACTTCGCCGTCCTGCTGGGCGTAAATGCTGCCGTTTCCGTCGACAAATACCTGCACGTCGGCGCCAGTCTTGTCCTTAAAGCCTGCTGCTGGTCGTGCATCGCGCGGCATGTCGAGGTCGCCAGTGCGGACAATCACAATGTCAGATTCGTCGCTGCGCTTGTTCTCCGGGTTTACCGCGGAGATGTATTCGTCCTCGGTCATGCCAACCAAGCGCTGCTGGTCTGGCGTTAGCGCCTGCTGGCCCGTCTTGCTGGAGGCTGCAGAATCTACCGCTTCGCTGTACATATCAGCGCCGCCCCACGAAACAATTGCATCAGCGTTTTTTGTGTCTGCGCTCATGCTTGGCGGGATCATCTGCGCCGCTCTTTCGCTTAGATGCGAACGGTTCTCTACAGTGCGCGCCTCAACCTCACCGGCCAGCCGCTCGTAAACCTCAAGAGGGACAAGACTTGCAATGCTGGTCTGCGGTATTTCGTCATAGCCCTCAACGTCTAAGGAACGCTCAACAGCACTATCCCACTGCTTAAACAGCTCGCTCTCCATTGCTTCATCGCTAAACGGATCGCCGTATTTATCAACAAGCTGGCTATGCAGTTTTTTTATTTCAGAGCGCAATGCGGCGGCTTCTGGCCACTTTGCTGCCCATTCTTCCATTCTGAAATCTGCGTTTTCCCTCTCAATGCCAGCAAGATAGCCAGGGTCTGAGCGTAGTTTTTTAACTGAGCCACCCTGCGCAAAGCCCTCAATGGCCTGAATTGCATGCTGCGTTTCATGCAGCACCGTCTTGCGCACTTCATCGGCTGAACCGTCGCCAATAACCATAACCGGCTCGCCAGTTCTTGCGTTTACCGACATTGCCCCATGTGCGCCATCAAGAAGCTCAGGCGCATAAACGACCTTCATGTTTTTTAGTGATGGGTATGCGTCAAACAGTCTTTCGTGCGCAATGACTTCGCCAAGGGTTGACCACTTGCCGCTTGGTGACTGGAAGGTTTCGCCGTCAGTTTCGCTAATAAGTTTATCGGCCTCGTTATCGCTGGTAACGTCTTGCTCGCCTTCGCCGGCCTGCAACTTATCAACAGTTTTATCGCCGATCAGCGGCCGCAGACTGTCAGCGTCAAGCGTCACAAACTCCATTATGTCGCTTGGCTTTTTCATGCCCGCAGTTGCAACGCGAACAACCCACAGGCCGCCAGCCTCTCGATATGAAACGTTTGTGATTTCTTCGCCCGAGAACTGTTCATTCTTCATGGCGTCAAACGTAGGCGTTAACTTTGCATCACCATCGGCAATCTCAAAGCGCGGCTTTCCATCAGCGCCAATAAACCACCCGGTATCCTTGCGCACCTTCTCGGCATCCACGCCGTCGGCAAGCATCTGCTTAGCTTGCGCCAATGCCTCTTGGTTGGCCGTTACTGCAACAGGGCCAGCGAATTGGTTTAACTCGACGCCCTGCATTGACTCCGGGTCTTTCAGGATTGCTAGCACCTCGTCTGTGCTTAGTTCCTGAATATCCACGCCAAGACGGTCTAGGTATTCCTGCAAGTCGTTTAGGGTTTTCTCTTGGTCGCGCAACGTGGCGTTTTCTTGCTCGACGGAATAGCGCGGATTGCCAGCGGCTTCTTCGCGCAGTGCGTCCACCAACATGTTTGGCGTCACGTCCTCGCGGGCCATGCCGGGGAAATAACCGCGCTCAAAGGCTGCCAGCGCCGCGGCATCCATCGACTGCCCGCCTTTGCGAGCCAAACGATTGCGCCCAACCTTGCCAAGGTCAGCATCAAAGCCAGCCAGCTCGCCACCTGTATCGTCTAAGCCACCGGCTGCTGTCAGGTACTCGGTCAGCGACTTGCCGAACATATCGCCCGGGCGCGGAATATCCCCGGCGCGCAGACGGCCAAGCATCAGGGTCAAGTCGTCACCTTTCACGCGGCGCACCTGCTTGGGCACCTCGCGACCAATGCTCAGCGGGTTAGCCTGCATAACCTCCTGCACTGTCTGGCCTGTCTGCTGCGCTAGGCGAGTCATTACCGAGGCATATTGCCGTGCGGTAGTATCGGCCGCGCCACGCTCGTAGCCAGACGCCAGCAGTTGACCCATAACGTCAGAGTAAGCGCTGGCCATTTCATCGGCTTGGCCGAACTGGCCGGCGATGCGCTCCATTTCCGCGACCATCTGCTTATCGAGCTCTTGCACTTCGTCGAGGCTGTAGTCATTGCTCGACACCCGAATGCTGCTGCTCAAGAACTGGTCTTGCTCGGACAGGTAAGCAAGGTAACTGCTGTTCTTCATGCGGATGGTGCCGCCGAGCTCAACCTGTGCTGTGTAGTGGTTCGGGTCAATGCCCACGTTTTCCAGCAATTCTGGAATGTTGACCTGGCCGGACTGGTTTAACTCCTGCAGCTTGGCCGCGGGGATTTCAATGTACTCGTTTGGTTGTCCGGCAAGCTGCGCGCCCACGATGGCGTCAAAGCTGGCGGGGTCATTCTTGCGGGTGCTCGACTCCAGCGACTTGGCCACCAGATCGCTCTGCACGCCCGCTGCGCGCTCAGTGCGGCGCGACTGGATCATATGGTTGGTAAATCGCTTAGTGGCGAATGCGCCCGCTTCTGGCCCAGCCATTAGCGCGCCGATAACACCCTCTAGCGCCACCTCCTTGGTGTTCACGTCGCTAAGTTGGCCACGCTCGGCCACTTGCCCAGTCAGCTCGCCAAGCGCTTCAAGCCCGCCTTGCACTGGAACCTGTACCCCGGCGTTAATCCACTCGCGCGTGCCGGCGTTCACAGCCTTGCCGCCCATCTTGGTAGGTGCCAGCACCCGGCCAAGCAAGCCAAAGCTCGCCATCGACACCGCGCCGATGCCAGCGCCGTAGCGTGCCGACCGTTCGTTAGCCTCGTTCAGCAAGTCGTCATTGCGCAGGGCTTGCAGCAATTGCACCGGGTCGGACGGATCGACGCCCTTCTCCCGCAGCACTTCCAGAAACTTGTAGTTGGCAGCGGTAGAACCTTCTGCCACGCCGCCGAGCAACGGGTTAATCAAGCCAGCCAGCAAGCTCTGGCCCATATCCGGCAGGCTTTGCGATGCAACACGGCCGGCCCACATCGGATCATCAGCCAGAACACTTAACACACCGCCAACACCTTCGGCCTCTTGAAAGGCCAAATCAGTCGGGTCAACCGGCATTTTGTTTAGATCGAGCTGCGCGACTCGGCCCTTATCCAGCGCCAGGTTGCGCTCTAGGTTAGCGTTATCGCGCATTACCTTGCGGCCAGTCTCATCGGCGTTGCGGTACTCATTGGCCCACGGACTATCGAAGCTATCGCCAGCATCCACCCGGTCGAAGTCGCCAGTGATTCGATCAAGTTGCACCAGCCGGCCCGGAGTATCGGCCAGCGTGTCTTGGTCCCACCACTTGCGGATAGGGCCAACAAGCTGCCGCTCGAAAAAACCCTGCTCGTAGAAGTCGGCCTTTTGAATGGCCAGCTCCATGCTGCGCAAATTGTCCTCGTCGCCCTTGGCAACAATGGCGTTGCTCGGTGTGCTCAAGGCCTCGGCGGTGCGCGGCGCGGTGCTGAACAGGCCTGCTAGTTTGTCCTGCTGCTTAACCTTGTCGATCTGGTCCCAGTTGTCGTAGGCGACCTTTGCCGGAATGCCAGACTCGCGTTCAACTTTGAGCGCCTGCGCGTACTTGGTCGGCTCAAACTCGGCGGCCACCGTCATCGAGCTTTTAAAATCAACCTGCCGCTGCTGGGTGATCTCGGCCTGCACTTCGACAGCCTGCTGGT